TTACCATTCTCATCTGTCATAATAGACTCTGTTGGTTCATATATAGATGAATGAATGGTTCTAGCTTTAGTCATACCACGATTACGCATTACTATAGCCGCTGTGCCAGTATAGCTCATAGGCATAATCGAATCATATGGTATACTTAAACGCTTGATTATTTCATTTAATACAACAGTCTTACCAGTACCAGCCGCACCAGTATATTGGAATACTAAATCAGATGAATTATTATACCATTCTACTGCCGCTGATACAACTGCTT